TTAGTAATACATCAACGGGATTTTGCCAATGTTTTTACCACGGGTTTCGGTACCGCCGAAGCTGTTGGTACTACCGCCCGATTCGCTGGCACCTATATTGATTGCAGCAACTGCATTAAAGCCGGTAAAACTGGTGTTAGCACTTCCGGTAATGGTGTGCGTATGCGCTTTAATGGCATCTATTTCGTAACCACCGGCGTAATTGTGCAGGCGATCAATGTCAAGCCCGCGGCCAAGGTCCAACAGGCGATCAAACATGCCGCGTTCATCGGGCACTCGGATCGTTGTGGTACCATTACCCGAGGAGAAACAACCACGGTAAACGGGTATCGCCCCTGGATCGCTTAGCCAAACCGCATCCGTTACAATAGCCTGGCCTGATGTTAGCGATAATGCATAAGCGGCAAGCCTTGGCGTATCAGCCCGGTTAACTAGCTGCCCCTGAAGGATAAGGCTATTTTTAAAGGCTTTTCTTCTACTGAACGAATGACCGGCAGTTTTAAAATTTCCATCTGCAAATAATACTTCCCAATGGTCTGTTGCAGCTGCCAGCCAAAGGCGCTCACCATCGTGCATATACATGGCAGGCACATCATCAGCACCATCTTTTATTACCTGGCTGCCATAGCATTGCACCTTCAAAGCTTTAATGGCTGTGATCACCGTATTCACCGGCACAACGTAACCTGCCGGCAGGGTGGTTACATCGGGAAGCGTGAACGTTTTGTTATCGCTGATATGAAAGGAAAAAACATTGCGGAGATCTGCTACATCAAACGTGTAATCACCGGTTAACTGTTTTACCGCTTCGAAACGGGCCAAACGATTGTACAGGAAATTGGTTTGGTCCAGCAATGCTTTAAGCGGTACGTTGGAAGTTCCGGAAGTGCCGCCAATAACAAAATCACTGGTATCATAAATGTCAGAGGGTGTAAACGTGTCGTTGGGTGTATAACTTATCATTTCGGATGTCGGATGTCGGATGTCGGATTTGCGAGAATCAAACAGCCAGGTTATTTTTTATGTTTGTTCCGGTGCTTGCAGCTACTGCCACTGCCACCGCCACTATTGAACTTTGATCTTGTATTGAACTGCCAGCGTAACGCCCACCACCTTGCTGATTGCCGGCACTACTTTGCGGTAACATAAAACACCATCGGAATTCAACAATCCAACTTCCTGGATGGTCATTGCTGCATCAGCGCTTTCCAGCAGTGTATTGAACTGCACGTGGCCATCAGTGAAATAATTCACCGTTGTAATGTCCTTTGCAAATGCACCGGTTAGCGCTGTATCGGTTTCAGCAACCGCTGTGCTGCTGGTGCCAACGACTATTTGTGTAAATGGCTTACCATCAACATCACCGGCGATTAATTTTTCAACGTCTGTTCTACCTGCAATCAATAACATAATTCAATATTGTGCCCCCGTCCCCTAAAGGGGTGACCAAACGGGAGCTTTGTTTATAATTTTTAAGATGCATTTCAATTGCCTTTTCTCCCCTTCAGGGGGATAGGGGGCGTCTTACACGAACGTCACGATATCACTATCCCCGCTATGGTCATAATCACCATCATACTGGCCGGTTGCATCGTACTGAAGACCTCCGGAGAGATGCAGGATATCATCCACCAACAATGACGATGTGATAAACGCTTCATCTTCGGTCAGATCCAGCGTGTCTTCAATCTCCAATTTCATCAGCACTTCTTCCAGCACACAAACCGCTCTTTTATATTCCTTCACCATCTGTATGATGTCGTAGAAACTTGCGTCAGTCAGTTGTACGCTACTGGTGGTGATCAATAGCCCAAACTTTGCCCAGTGATCATAACCCGTTTCCAGTACTTCGATATTTGCGAAACCAATACTCTTTAATGCTTCCTGGATAGCCCATTTTGTACCTTTAAACCGATGTAATTCGATGGCACGTTTAATTACCTGCCGTTTGGCCGCTTCGGTTGTGGCCAGCTTCAATCCCTTATATCCCAACACATCGAATTGTTCCGCCAAATACGGCAAGGCTGATGCATCCACGTTGTCGATGATGTACACCAGCAGCAATCCAAGATCTATCTCTGCCAGCGTTTCTTTTATAACGTTGTACCAGGCGTTGAATTCCGGCAGGTAACTGATGCTGTCGGCCATTACCACTTTGTTAGCCATTGTTGGTGCCGGTTATGGTTACAGTTACGCCCGTGCATTTCGCATGAACATTTTCATCAGCTACAATATTTGCCACCGGGCTAATGATGGCAACGTCATACACCTTGGCGGGTATCACCGCCTGTGCAATCAATTGATCCACGATCACATCACGGCCTAATACGTTTTCGCCGGCTGCTACATAAGCGGTAAAATTTGCATTCACCGCATCAAGCACTTCCTGTGGAATGGCGCTATCGTATATGGTTAATTCAACTTCAATTGCATACTCTGTAATAGTTGGATCATCCACCAACACGGTATCATTTTGCGGCCTTACTTTTTCGTCATCACATATAGCCAACACCGAATCTTTTATTTCTGTTGAAGGCAATTCGCCACCAGTGCATAAAGGGTAAAGCGTTACCTCACCCGGGGTGGTGGTAATTACTGCCACATCTACAATGGAAGGATGGGCGCTTTTTGCAAAGAATTTATATGCCCCGCTAGGACCGGCCACGCTGAAAGATGCCGGCGCCAATGCAATACGGCTCCGGAGCTGTTCGTCTGTTTCTTCATCGATACCGCCGTTGGTAATATCGGTGTTGGCAGCACCCGTAACAAATGCTTGCGGATCCAGTATGATGCTCACTTTACCGGGATCGTAATCGTTTCCAACTACGCCAGGCGTTTGGCATAAAGCAACCACATCCACCGTATCAGTGCCAATGGGAACCGCAACCGCAGCAACCGTACTAAAGATGGCATTGCCATCGATGGTTTGCACTCGTATGCCGGCAGGTAGTAACACATCGTTGTGACCGGCTACAAAGCTGAATTGAATAGTGCATTGTGCACCGGTGGAAGGCAGCCTGGAAACACCAAGCAATTCACCCAAATATTCCAGCATTACACCGTTAGCAAAACGCACCAGGCTTTGACGAAACGCTTCATTTCCTGTGATACAAACCAGCTGCAGCTCGTACACGAATGCATTTGCTATCAATACCTCCACATCAGCAGGCGCCAATGCACGGCCAAGGGCAAGCTCCAAACGCGTTTTCAGGCGCGATAGCTTAGGTGCTATTTCTTCTTCGAATATTACTGGTAATGCTTCGGACATTTCGGATATATGATTTCGGATGTCGGATTTGTGAGAATCGGATATCCTGATTATTTTTTAATTTCTTAAAGTCGTTTTCATGAAAGCTTTATCATCTCTCTGTTTGCTTACTTCTCCATTTATTTCATCTACATAAGCAAGCAGAGCCTTTTTGTTGAGTGACCGGACTTCATTCGGGATTTCGTTTTCAAATCCGCATATATGCTCAAAGGCAATCCTGCTTTTAACTCCGTTTTTCTTTGCGTTGCACGCTGGACAACTGTTTATTCTATTCATACTTACTCGCTTTGCATTCCTAATTACCAATCCCTAATTCCTAATTCCCCAACCAATCAACCAATCAACTACACCGGCACCGTCGTTACTTCTATCACTACCAGCGTTGCCTGGCTGGTATAGATCACCAGCAGCTGCAGGAATATTTCAAAATCATCACTGTAATCGTCGTTGAAAGCGCCGGGATTGGTTACTACCTGCCAAAAGCCCAGGTAACCCAGGTTATCTTCCGCCCATTGGCGAACCTGTCCGGGGGTGAAAAGGTTTTCTGTGCTTTCGTATAAAGTGCCATCCACCGTAATGGCTACATGATAACTGTAGCTGATCGGCAGGGATGGAATGCCCCCCTGGAAACGGTTTTTAGTAAGAACGGTGATGGTCAGCGAACCGGTTTCATATACCGGCTTCATGTAGCCAACTATACTATCGGCGTTCAGGTACCAGGTGCCGTAATTCAGCCAGTTCTCTTTGATCCACTGGTACATTTCGAAACCATCTGCAAAACCATCCACGGGCGGCAATGGCAGCATGATTTCATCATCAAGCACCAGTGAAACCTGCAATTGAAAATTGGAAGGGTTTGGCGGAAAATAACCAATGAGAATAAGCGGATTTTTGGTGACTTCCGTAGTAAAGCTGCCGTTACCAATATCCACCGTTAATGCATCGGTAAGGTTTTGATCCTTCAGCTTGTAATGAATATCAAAATAGAGGTGGCCTGTATTGGTTTTATCAACCCGGTGAACGATCCTTGAAATACTAACACGGGTTTCCCATATCTCAATGGCTTCGAGAATTGCCTTTTTGATGTTGGGGATGGCGATGTTAACGGGTGCATCCTGGTACTTGTACACATCGCTGCCGAATAATGGCCGCAAAGGATCTGTGCCCTTAGTTGTGCGGATGATGATGTCAATGCATTGCCTGATAGCTGCAATGCCCTCCGCAATGGTTCCGGAGCCTACTATGCTGTAAGTCCAAACAGGTGATTTTATTTGCGAGAGTGTTGGCATCCGGCCCAAAATTGAACCGGGGGCGTGGCGTTTTGCGAACCGTAAGGGAACTAAGGGAGAACCATTAAGTTTGATAGCTTTGCGGTATGAAAATTTTAATCTTCATAGGTTGCTTAATATTAACCGGTAGTAAGTCAAAACCACATCCTAATCAACATGGAACTTACTTTATAGCAGGAATTTGTAACGACACAATAATAATGGTTTCAGATTCCCGAGTGTG